AACAACATACAAGATCCTACATATTTTCCAAAAGCCGGTACAGTTTTAAAAGTCTTAACCCCTACATACGTATCTGCTATATTACAGCAAATTAATAAAAGCTAATGCCTCAATTTAGCACAGTTTTTAATGGAATAGCTCCATCGACTATTAATACTTTAAAGTATAATAACCAAAAGTATCAGTTAGATATTATATTTGATAACTTACAGGGTAATACTTTTCAGCTTAATGTTGCAAGTATGGTTTCTTTAGACATACAGGAAAACACTACTGATTGGTTTAGAAGAGCTAGTTTAGTTATAAGCAATCCAGAAAAAATATTTGAGCAAAAAATAACTCCAAGTACTAATAAAAATCAGTACTATAAGTTCAGGAACGATGGTAGAGATATTGTTTATATACGTTTTAAGATTATAGACGACACAGATATAAACGTTGCACCTGCTAATATAGATTATAATGTGTGGGGTATGCAGTATAAGTTTGCTATATACGACAAAGAAGATACCCCCGGTGATAGCCCCGCTAAAGAAACACTTAAGCTTTATTTGTGGGAATATGATCAGCAAATATTAAACGAAACCGCTTTACAGTGGTCTACTAATGAAGCACTACCTACTAATATTATACCAGCATATGCTACAGATGATCAAAAGCTAGTTAATACTGGTACTGCTATTAAAAGTCTATTAAATAAAGCTTTAGCACATTCAGAACCACCAGTATTTTCAACAAACTGGGATATAGGTTCTAGTAAAGCGTTTTATAGTGCTCCGGCTAACTACACTGCTTATGATAGCTTAAATTACTTGTTAAAAAAGCATGTTAGCTCTCAAATAGGGGCTGATGGAGGCGCAGACCCTTGTATTATTAATCGTTCTAGATATGATACTGTGTGGAGCTTAACTTCATTTTGTAATATATTTAATAGTGCGGTAAAATATAACTTCTCAACAGCTGTTGCTGGTAATTTGCAAAGAGAAATTATTACTCTATCTTACCCTGGCGGTAACGATAGTGGCGGCTTCTTATTTGAATTACCTCAATCTCCTTTCGGTAGAAGCGACGGAAAAACCAATATACAGCACCCAACCACAAGCAATATAACTAATATTAATTTTACAGACATGTCTACCATTGATAGTACTCAAGATATGGTGACAACTCCTTGTTATAGTAATGATTACAACAATAAAGTATTTAATCTTGAAGTAGTTAGCAATGATATTACCAATGTAAAGAATTATATTGATAAGAACTATTCTAATAAGATGCGTATTAGTGCAAAACCTGATACTCTTGTCACATTAAATAAAACTAAAACAGACACGTTAGCGGTTAAGAACGTTTACTCTTTAAGCCCAGATAAAACAAGTAGATTGGCAGAAAGTAGAAACTTTATGTTAATGTCTGCATTATATTATAATACTGCAGTAAGTTTTACAGCTTTAGGTTCTCCTATTAGAGAGTCTGGTACGTTTATTAGCGTTGAAAAGGGCAAAGGCATTAATATGGACGAGTTTCATAACAAGTTGCTCGGGCAATGGTTTGTACATACAGTAGTACATCATTTTACTTTAGGTCAGTATACAAACGATATAACAGCTGTTCGTGTACATGCTAACGATAACATTGATATAAGGAGCAATATAACCTAATGTCTCTTAGTGCACAGTTTGTAGTACAATCAATAGACTATTACAATACTCTATTAACTATACCTGGCTACACGGTGCCTGGTTACGAAGATGAGCAGTACATTACTAAGGCTCACTATAGTACAGACTTTTCTTCTAACCCTATTGGTTCTAAAATAGACTTTTTTACTCATTTAAACGACCCTTGTGTTAGTATTGTTGCACCTCACCCGATTTTTACTATACCTAAGCCTTTATCCGCATTAGACCCTCAATGGTTTAGCGGTTGGTGGGATCAGGCAATGTACTACTCTCACCCATTAGTCAAAGAGCAGTTAAGTGCTAACTACCCTAACATATATCAAGACTTTTCAGACTCAGTAGGTACCCTAGCATATGCCCCTACTGAACAAGATTATAATAGTCCTGCATTTGGTAGAGACACAATTAATCCTTCTATACAGCATAAAGTAATATCAGACTTGTTTAATGAAATGGACAAGCTAAACAACGATATGTTCAAGTTGTACCAAGCAGCTACACCTAAAGGGCTTGGTTTAAAGAGCGATACATTCTTAGGTCAAGTACTATCTAGACAGAGTGGTTCATATAGTATTAAGCTTCAAGTAAAGGGTAAGTTCGGTGCATTAACAGCAAAACTACCATTGGATACTATACTTGGTGGTAACTTAAATGCAGATCCGTTATGGAGTAATAAATCTACTATTAACAACATACAAGCTGCAGTTGATAAGGCTAACAAGTTTATTACAGAGCATTCTCCTGGTAGAATGATATCTAATGCATTGAATGACTTTAAGAAAAATATTAAAGAATACTTAAATAAAATCTCTCTACCTAATATTAGTAAGTTACTGGGTATACCACAAGTTAATGTAACGGCTATAAGTAACACTATCAAGACGTTACAACAGTATGGTAGTGCTATAAATGCTACTATAGGACAGGTACAAGGTACATTGACCGCGGTACAACAAGGTATAGCTTCAGTGGCAAGCACTATTAACAAAGAAACAAATCAAATTACAAGTGTGGTTAATACAGTGGTAAGAGCTCCTGGAGCAGTTACCGGTGCTAATGCTGTGGTGAATGTAGGTGGTGCTGATGCTTCTTTAAGTTACCAGCTGCCTAATCAAACAGTCGGTCTAAGTAAGAATGCTGTGACTATTGTACCAGGAACAGTTAAATCTAATGGCGATCCAGCCGTAGTAAAGATTTCAACATTACAACAACCTCCAGGAAATTAATATGGTAGACAAATTTAACAGTATTTATCTAGGAATAGTAGTACAAAACAATGACCCAGAACATAGAGGCAGGGTTAAGGTTTGGGTACCGCACGTATCATTAAACGTGTATGATAAGTGGAGTCAGTTAAAACAAGACCAATCGTTCTCGTTTCCTGGTTCTCCTGGTGGAGAGAACATTAGTGCTATATTACCAGAACTAAAAGACGCGTTACCTTGGGCTGAATTTGCTAGTCCTATTGTAGGTGCTTCTACAGCTGGTTACTACAATGCTGCAACAGATACTAATACAGTTTCAGATGCACCACTAGCATATGCACACCCTAATAGCAATTACGCTAACTCTTCTTCTGCTACTAATTTAGACCCTGAACAAAAGGGAGGTAAGCCCGGGGCATATTTTGAGACTAACCCGGTAAGTGATGCTTTTGGGAATACTTCTAAAATAAATAGCGCTCACTTCAATCAGTTTTCAAATACATATAAACCTGCCACTTATTCCAACTCTGCTAAAGGTTTATTCTCTATACCTAATGTAGGTGCGCATGTTTGGGTATTCTTTAAAGAAGGTTCACCATTGTTTCCGGTTTATTTTGGTGCATCATTTGGTAGTGCTGATTTTAATAGTATATTCAAATCTGGAGATAATATCTATCCAGATTATCCTGATGCGTTTGAAAATAAAGACCGCAGAGCCGGTCCTATTACAAACGATAATGTAAGATATCAAAACAAAATGGTACTCAATCAAAAGGGTGCTGCTATTGAAATCATTAACACTACTGATAGGGAATCTTACAAGGTAACTCATTACAAAGGTGGTTACTACGAAATAAATAACAAGTATACTGCTATGTTTAACCCTGATAATTTTCAGTTGTTAACACTAGCCGATAAGTTCGAAACAGTTAATGGCCACAACAATCTTTTTGTACAGAGAGACTTTGATAACATAGTACAAGGCGATCATTACCTTAAAGTAGGTAATTTTAATACTAAAGCTGCTGCTAAATGGTATGACTTATTCTCTAAATCGGGTCTAGCTAATATAACAGATTTAAATGCATATCAAGCTACATTACAAAGTCTAACGAACCCATTATCAAACCATGAAAAGGATATGGGATTTGGTGGTAATAGTTTTGAGTTTATATCTAAACATAAAACAGTTGCAGTTGGTTTGGTTCGTAATACCTCGCCTGCATATTATCTAGATAATCTTAGCTTGCTTACTTCGGGTAAATCTGTTGCTACTCGTGTTGGTCCTTTTATAGCTGCACCGTTTGAATTCGGTGCTAACTATGTTAGTTTTGCATCTTATAAAGAGCTTAGTGTACCAGATATGCCTGGTGGTAACTATGACATATTCGCTATGAACAGACTTAAAATGCAGTCTGGTAACGGTGGTATGACCATGCAAACCGGCGGTAACATGAAAATATCAGGTGGTACAGTAGAGGTAAGAGGCGACCTAGTTACAATGGGTACTAAGGATGGAACCTTAGGATTATATGGTAGTTTAGTTACTATTGAAGCAGATGTACTAAGTTTAAAGAACGTTAATAAAGGTCAAGTAGTAGTTGACAGTACTTTGGGTGTGACTAATAACGTTATTATTGGTGGTGGTGCGTATATTGGTGGTGAATTATTTGTTAATCACATTACCGCCCCTATAGAGTATCAAGTAACTGAAAACACTCAAATAATAGCTTCTGGTCCGATAGTAAACCCTGAAGGTACACCAGATGTGCCTGCTTCTGGTTGGAACATAATAAACTCAGACGTTATGGGTACAATGCAGCTTATTATACCACCATTAAATGTGGTTGGTAGTGCAACTACTTACTCAATAGTAAACGTACAAGTACTTGGCGGTCAAATAGACGTTAATGCAGCGGGTTCTGGTACATTAACTATTGCACAACCACACTCTCACGTATTTAAAAATATACCTCTCACCTTAACCGCAGATAAGATTAACCAAGGTTTAGCTGCAGCGGCTGGGGTTGGTGCTAATGACTCAACACCTATTCAATCTGAAGACAGAGTAGATGGTAGAATACAAACTGTGGGTATCCCACCACCCGTTATTTACGTTACGGGTACTGCCGGTGCACCGTTTGGTGGTCCAAACGGGCCCGGTTCCCAACAACCAGATCTAGCTTAAGATCTAGGCAATACGTTATTAGTTGTAAGAACGTAAACAGGTTCTTTAGTCTTAATCTTAAGATTGTTAGTCTTAAAGAACTTGTTCGGTACGTTAGCAATAGCTTGACCAATAGATGATACTGGATACTTTTGGCCCTTCTTAGAAGCGTTAAAGTTGTATGCACCGCTCTTAATAGAGTCTAATACAGTAGCTACATCATCATTTTCTGGAATCTGTAATACCCAACCTACTAAGTCTTTATTAATAATACCGTTTGTATCAGATACTAAGATAACGAACTGTTGTTTTGGCTTTGGTTCACCTTCTTCATCATTACCAGTTTCTTTAGAAACATCAACTGCTTCTTCTTCTGTTTTAGCTGCTTCATCAACAGCTACTGTAGCATTACTTAAGAGCTCGAGGATTTCATCAATCGTCTCTTGGTTATCTACAGTCTTTTGCAGCGCTGCAACTACAGCTTGTAATTTAACGTATTCTTCTTTTGACATAGTATGTTATTGGTTACAGGTACTATGTTATACCATATTTTTACTTAATCAAGTATAATCCTTGGATTTTTCTTGTTTAAACACTGTACACACATAAGTATAGTCAATAATATGAAGTTTCAAGAGCTAATGGAACAGTATGGCATGATAAAGAAAGAACAGCGTATGTTCTACCCTAAAAACTTTAATCTGTCTGAAGGATTTCTTAAAGCACTTAAAGCTGAAATTGCTTTACAAGAAAAAGCAGGTATTACCCCTGAAAAGTTTTCACATAAACTTAATAGAGCATTACAGTTTCATATTTCAGAACATAAAAAAACCCCTGCACCGAAGTGAGGGGTTAGATGTTTGTCGGGTGTGAATTGTTCTAGGTCTTAGAACTTGAATTTGTAACCAACGTTATAACCAGTGATTTGAGCGGCTGAGTCTGTTAATGAGGTGCGTTGAGCAAATAGATTTGCTGTTACACCGTGGAACTCAAGACCAACACCTGGTTGATAGTACTTCTTAACGTTCTTTAAAGCAGCAATAGTAGCAGCACCTGGATCGTTAAAGCCAACAACTAGTGCTGGAACAACTTTAAGAGCGCCAAATGTATTAATTGGTGTATTAACACCGAATTCATAGTTGTTGCTACGATTTACCGTATCGTTAAGAGCACGGCCTTGCCAGTTAAGATGACCACCAAACCAGCTACCACTTAATTTAACGAATGGTAAGAGGTTGTGATTAGCTTGACCAGCAGCTTCTGCTACGTTTACGTGTCTTAATTCTGCACCGAGTGTTAAGTCAGCGAGAGGAGACGTGAATTTATAACCAGCATCGAGATAAACACGCTTTAGACCAGAAGCATCGGTTGTCGATACTGTTTTACCAGCTACAACTGATGTTGTGGTTGTGTCGCTAACTTTGTCAAATGCTGTTACAGCAAGATCAATGCCGTATACATTTGTATCAACGCCAGCTGTTGCATAGTTAGTGCCAACTAATTGACCTTGTTGGATTAACTTTGAAGTAAATCCGAGGTCTAAGTCACCGCTAACTGGAGCAGCATTTACAACGATTGCGATTAATGACAATGCGAGGAATGTTAATAGTTTCTTCATACTCTATATTTATATATTATAAACAAAAAATAGCAACTTCCTTGCAAATATTTTATGTTTCTCTAATTAAGGATATGGTAACAGTATACTATGGAGATGGTAACAGAACAGGTAATCAAATGCTCATGTACGTTACCGCTCAGTTATTTGCTAAAAAGTTTGGATATGTTTTTGAGCCTGAACCTCTCTATGGATTTGCTTTATCTCCAGATAAACCGCAAATAGTAACTTCAGGGTTTAATGAACCGGGTAAACCATTACACACTATACCTAATATTGGTACTAAACGATTTACCGAACCAGTTGTATCGGTACATGATTTAAATTTAATGGAGCTATTAAACAAGGACAGTATACCTGATGCGCACTATCATTTTTTACATTGGTTTCAAATAAAAGACTACGTATTACAATATCGTAATGAAATACGAGGTATGTTTGAGATTGAATATAAACCCCAATCAAAAGACCAGATGATGGTGGTTGTACGGTTAGGAGATGTAGCGCATAGAAGACAGAGACTACCTCTATCTTATTATATAGAAGCAATAGAGCTTTTAATTAAAAAAGGATGTACAGGTGGGTATATTACTTCTGATAGTATGAATCACCCGGATGTAATAGAACTTATAAACCGCTATGGTCTTAAACCTTATTATAATGATGTACCTATTGAAAAGATTAACTTTGTAAAGGACTTCGATAATATTGTCTTAAGTGAGGGTACGTTTTGTTGGTGGATGGGTATGTTAAGTAACGCTACTAATGTAGTATGCAATGACCGTAGAGATCGCTTTACTTGGCACGGTGATATATTTGTTTTTCCTGAATGGATAAAACTTAATCACGATTGTCCTGAGTTACCCGAAATATAAAAAAAAGGAACCCGGCTCAGATTGCTCCAAGCCGGGCGTTATTATTCTAACTTATAGTATTAAAATAGATGTTGGTGCGGGGCTGAGATAGCTTCTTTCCAAGCTTCTTTAAACCCTACCCAAAACTTTTTAACACTTTCAACGAACTTTGCTTTTGTCTTACTGTTTCCTATCTTATAGTCCTCGTACGCGAGTCTAACAAGACCACCAACAGCAAGATAACTTGTTATGATTATTGCTTGCATGTGTTTGTTTTGTTGAGAACCGCCGCCCGGGGGCTTTGGTTGTTATGCTGGATAATGTCACCAGCACAAATACTTACTTGTGTTTCTTATATATTAATAAGAAAATTCATAGGAATAAACTATCACTTCTATTTGGATTTAAAATGGTGGACCTGAGGGGAGTTGCACCCCTGTGTTCCGTAACGTTCTTATCAGTTTCTACAAGCTTAGCACTATTAATAAAATGTATATCCATAGTGCTGATATACAAGTTGTTTGGTAGTGTTCCTGCTATTCTACTACCATTGAATAGTCAGTCTCGCTAAATGACAGTTATACTATATAGCGAGAATCTATATTACAACCGATCGTAGCTTAAGCAGCTGCGAGTGCGAAGCTATCGCCGAATGAAAGAGAATCTTTCACAGCAGCGACTGCGTTCTTGAGGCTTTGAATAATGCCGTTTGTTTTTGTGTCAGTTTATAAAGGATCTAACAATCCTGCTTGCTTCTAATACGTCTGCTACGGAGGCGAATCTGGTACAGGCCCGTATAAAATGTGTCAAATAACAATAAGTAATATAACATATTTACTATGAATAGCAACTTAAAAGTTTTAGCAGAGCAGTATCAATTAATAATGGAAAAACGTGTTCAACCAGATCCTACTACGGAAGAATCGTTTCAACAGTTTCTAACTAAAAGAGCTGCGGGTGCTGCTAAAATAGCTCATAGTTCAAAAGAAAAAGGCGGTTTTAGTACCTTAACAGCTATTCACTTTGCTGCTAAAGCTAAACCGTATGCTGAGTGTGAAAAAACTGAAAAAGAGTATTCAGAAGACCACGATAAAGCTAACGCACATTACAAAAAGATGGCAGAAGAACTACATGCCAAATTGGCAGATTTAGATAAATTATCTCAAAAAGAATTTCAAGCTCTTATGGGAGAGCTAGAAGTATACGGAGAAGTTTATATCCGTGCCACCAAGCCTGAGAGTCTTAAGATTTAAGACTTCCAGCTATCTTTATCGTAGCCAAATGCAGCAAAGTCTGCAGCAAAAGCATTATATACTATATCAGCTGTAGTTTGATCGTAAAGCTGTGCCCAACTTGTATAAGAACCAGTCCAATTAGTTGGTTGACTTGGAAGCGGTACTATCCAAGCGTTATAAGCAGAAAGTTGAGCCGCATTAGAAAGATCAACAAATGATAAACTTCTTACATCATCTGGTATGTGCTCATAGCGTATAGGGGTAACTGCGCTTAACAGTATACCTGCTGCAGACATTTGAGAAGTAAGAGTACCGAATCTCATATTTCTCTTTTTAGAGTCGTGAAGCACTTCTTCCCAAACTCCAGATGCGGTGAGAGGGCTATCAAAATAGTTTCTTGCATAAGCACTAGCCCATTCAGTGAATGTTGATGATAATGCAGGAGTTCTTTTTTCTGTGGTTAACCAATAATATGCCATACGAGCATATGGGTTTCTAATAGTACAAAGTATTTTATTATAATTTAAACCAGCTGGTATGTTAAAACTACTTCCAGATGCATAATCATCGCTGGTTGAATCTGCAATAGGCGGTAATGAATTAGCTACTACAATAGCACTTTGCACATCTTTTAAAAAATGTGTTAAAGACATACCTAAGTACCGTTCCGAAGAAAAATTAGGTGCTAATTCAATTGCGCTTAATACAGGAAAATAATACATATACTATATTTACTGCATTATTGAAGGTTTACTATGTTGTCGTTTATATTTTTTAAATATGGGCAAAAAAACTCCTTACACATATTTGGTCTAATTTCATATACCCCGCAGCATTTTAATGTAGAATTATAAAATATACACGGCTTTCTAACATGATTATTATCAACTCTTAAAGCAGGATAATGTGCTGGGTTCTGGTAATTAGATCTTTCTGGAAACATCTTTGACCCTTCTTCGTAATCTATAAAGATATCTTTCCATTCTACAGGGACCCCGTTGAACTTGTTTTTAACCCTCTGTAGAAAGTCGTTAGCATCTGAAACAGGTCCGATTATAAAATCTCTATCATCAAGCTGGCAGCAGCCCCCGTGATTGCCTTTAAAACCTAAACATTTTTCGCTACAATGGTTCATTTCCAGCTATCCTTGCTATAACCGAACAGTTTAAACTGTTCTGGGTATTTATTATAAATTATATTAGCTAAAGACTCGTTTTGTTTATAATAAAATTTCCAATCAGCGTAATTACCTGTTCTTTTTAAATCTCCTCGGGGGTCATCTACTCCTTCATATTTGTATTTGTTGTTTAGTATAATTGCGTTAAAGTCTTCAACTACTGCAGGGTCGTTAAAGTTTATAAAAGGTATGTTTTTAATGTCTTCTACAAAATTTTCATAACGCACAAATATAGAAGGTTTATGCTGTTGTACAGCGTTTTCATACCTGTCTAACACTGCACCTTCTTGAGTATTAATATATTCTTCAAATGTTTTGTTTATTATTAACTCGTTTTCTACTTGTTTAAAGCACGCTAAATGCCACATAGAAACAGCTCTGGAATACGGGTTACGTACCTGCATTAAAATTTTGTATCCTTCTTTGCCAGGGGGTACTGTGCATGTATGAGTATATGCTACGTTCTTAATATCGGACTCTGCTGTAAAATTAGGCGATAGCTCATAATTATAAAATTCATAAAATTTGAGCATTTCACTCATAGCTCTACTACCTGTTCTTGGCGGTGCCCACCATATGTATTGTACTTTATTGGAAACGTTCATTAAAATAAATCCATTACAGGTTTGTTATATAACCAGCAATTTTCGTTGTTAACATTAACAAGTCTGTTGGTTTTGTTAATTACTGCAAAATAGTTGTTTATCGCGTTAAAAAATTCGCTATAATTGTTACCAGCAACTATACCACCCGGTTTTACTTTAGGTAACCACGTACTTAAATTATTTAATATATTGTTATCAGTACCGATAAAAAGAAAATCTATAATACCGTCTGGGTAGTAACTGATATCGTTTATAGTATTCATACGTATAGGCACAACTTGATGTAGTACTGGTTCTATATGTTTTAAAAATATTTTATACGGAACATCTTCCCAGTTACTAACAACATCATAGCGTATTTTTTTAGCAGAGTTAATAATTTCTACAGCCATATAGGCTGCTGACTTACCTTCAAAATCTCCGAGCTCTACAAAATGACAATGACTTGTTGCACAATTTAATACAGAAGCATAAAGAGTAGGAAAGGTAAACCGATCTGAATTAATTTGCTGGTAGTAATGCTCCACTATAAAACTTACTATATTATTATAATAATCAAATTGGTACCCCCACCCGGATTTGAACCGGGATACCCGCAGTGAAAGTGCGGTAGACTAACCATTATCCTATGAGGGCGAAAAAATTGGGACGGGAGCATCACACTCCCAAGAGGGTTTTGTTCCGAAAACCCCTAAAGAAGATGTACAAAATTATAAAGAACTATAAAAAAACCTTAAGCTTTATAGGCCTAAGGTTTAAAGTAAAAAACTGACTAATACTTTAAACCCCAGCGCCCAAATAACTACGTTCCCATTGTGAATGAGTTATAGTTGTTTGTACTGTAGGTTGTTGTGTCATTAAGATTATTTACTGTATTATCGTTATTTTTTTATAAAGATCAACTATATTTTATTTCTGTAATATTTAATCCATTACCGTTTTGTTGAATGGTAAATATTCTTGGTAATTTATTTAATCCGGTGACCGCTTTAGCAGCTAATACTGCTTCGCTCGGAGAAGGAAACTTTTTAGCATCTTGGTATTTTTTACACCATTGATCCTTTTCAAGATCAACTAAAAACAAGCCTTCTTCTAAGACGTGTTTAGCGTTCATCCGTATTGCGGATGTATCCATTACTATAAATTCTTGGTTCACCGGATACGACTTCTACTATGCACATCATACACATCTGCACCATCTTTATAAGAAATGGATAAAACGTTACCGTTAAGACTAAAGCCTGTAAAGCCTTCTCGTATAAATACTTCAAAATGGTAAGCTCCAGACGCTGCTTCTCGGATTATAATACTATTGTTTTTTTGATCTGCGTAATACATATTGTTTCTTATTCTTCTATATCAAGTTTACGTAACTTATTAGCTATTTGCAAGCTTTTAATATTGATAAGATTCTTTTCAATATCACGAGCTGTCTTAATTTTCATTAACAGTGTATCTGTACGATTGTCTACATAATCTTGAATATCTAAAGGTTTAATGAACTTCATTCCTTCGTTACTATTAAAATCAATGCCTCTATCTTCACACTTCTCAGCAATAATATCTACTGCTTCTAATAAAGCAGCCCAACGAGCAAATTCATAAGAGGTAATGGTTCTTGGACCGGTTGTATTTTCTGTAATTTCAGTAATTTCGTTCATATTAGATTAACTCAAACTTGAATTGATGCTGGTGCGAAGAGGCTCTGTAATAATAGCAGACTCAATATTGATATACACAGAATTTTTTGTCTTACAAGCCTCACAAACAAATTTTGTATCTTCTTGAGCGTTAATAACGACTTCGTTTAATACTTTACATGCAGCACATGGTACATTAAACGTTATTTTAGAGAGTATTTCAAGCTCTTTAAGGTTTTTTTCAGTAATATCTTTTGCTAAACGGTAATCTTGATATTCCCCGTACAGATAGAATAGAATGAATTGTGCTGCCAAGGTCACGACAAACCATAATAGAAATGGTTGTTTAGCAGCATGTGCTATACCTGCAAGAGCAGCACTTATTGCTGCTGCTTTTAATACAGACCCTAACAGGGTTATTAATGTTTGTTTCATATGTTACTCGTATTAGAGTAACTTATTTACTTAGGTGCAAGAGTAAACTTGTTTAATTCACTGGCAAGTTCTTTATAAGCAACCATGACACCAGCTAATTTAGCACGAAACTTCTTCAATTCTTTTTCTTTACCTTTGAATAAAGGCATATTAGCTGCTGTAGCGGCTTTATTCTTTAAGTCTAAAGTTGTTAAATAAAGATTAGCTAATTGAAGTACTGCATCCTGTAGAGGGTATGGAAGTGCTTCAGGGTTAACGCCACCCTGACCGTTGTTCTTAAGATTAGCTAATTTCTCTAATGTAGGCGGACTATCATTAGTTTGATAGTTGTCTTGGGTTTCAGGTGTAGATGTAGCCGGTAACTGACCAGTATAGGTGTTACCAGTTTCGTAGCCTGCTTCGCTTAAGATTTTATTAGTTTTTCTTTTGTGCACGATCCTCTATACTTACTACTCCGATCTTGAATCTACCATTACATTTTGGGCAAACCCAATGTGCTTCTGTTACTAACTTGTCACCTCTATTAACTCTTACAGCACGTGGATGTACAGGGGTATGGCCGCATATATGGCAGCTTTCCGGACGCATAGATACTTGTTCGTTCATACCCTATACTTATCCGAATAACTTACAAAAATCAACTAAAGCCTGGTTATTTGCTTGTTTGTTAAAGGTTTTCTTCCAATCACTTAACTTATCTAAAACACTATTAAATTCTAATTCTTTACACTTATCTTCAAATACTTTAAAATCAGCTGCTATTGATTGTAATGCAGTATATTGCTCCATATATAGTTTACCCTCTTCAGGGTATGTGTCTAAACCGTGTGCTAAATCTACTAAAGGTTTATTGGTTTGTATAATAGCATCACATAATTCTTTAGCTTTAGGGTCGTTTGCAACATATTGTTTAGCTAATTTTTTACCTCTTACTTTACCCACTCCTTCAATACCTTGTACATTATCGGATTTATCACCAGCTATACACTTGTAAATAAGAAATTCTTCTGGGGTTAATCCATAGTGTTCTTCAAAGTTATCAACATCTACAAGTAACTTTTTAATTGGGTTATAGAAAGAAGTATCCGGTGAAACCAGTTGTGCAAAGTCGTTATCAACACTAACAATAATCTTGGTGCCTTTAATATTACCAGTTAACCAACTAATGACATCGTCTGCTTCTAAGTTACCTGGAAATATATTTTTTATTCCAAGTGTTGTAGTTATTTCAACAATAGCATCAGCTTCCCCGTAAACAGCTTTATTACGTTCTTGGTCTCTATTACCTTTATAAGAACCTTCTGTAAGTGTTTTACGAAAGTTTTCTTTATTACCTAATTTCTTATCCCAAGCAATATAGATACTATCTGTATTGAATTGGTCGGCATTTGATTTAATAGTTTTAAGAAAAGCAAAAATACTACCCGTGTTAACCCCTTTTGAATTAATTAGAGGTCTTCCTATGTTGTTTGCGATCCAATACGCTCTGTGAAGAGTGTTGTTGCCGTCTATCAGGAGGGTTGTCATTTTGTTTTTTTAAGTGCTGTTTATAATCTTCTAAGCATACATTATAAATGTCTTTCGGTAGAATATCTACTAAATCTAAGACTTTATTTTGTAATCCAGATTCTATTTCTGTATTGGGTATCTCTCTTATATATTTGTCTGGTAAAGAGTAGCATATAGTTATGCCTGGACCAAAAGCTACTGGTACTAACCACTCGCCTTTATATTGTCCTTCTCTAACTACGTATATGCTTCTTTCTTTTGGTGCGAAAAGGCTTTTAATCTTCGTTAGAATTGTCCTTAAAGCCATATGGGTCTTGTCCGTTGCTGTTTATTATATTTTGATTAATTTTAAGCATTACCCGGCGAAAGCGTTCAAGCAGTGCATCATGACCAGCTTGATCCTCAGCAGAAACTATCTCTACTGGTTGATTGTTTAAATCGTAACCAATAAGCATATAAGGACCCATAAATTCTTTAATTTGAGAGTCCAGTGTATCAATCTCTCTACGCTTTTCGTTTATGATTTTACCTTTTAAAGATTTTATATACTCAAGCTTAGCAAGCTGTATCATTTCGTTGATAGCAGCTTGTTCTGGTTTTGAAATGGGTACGCTTGTAACCGGAGAGGGTGCGGCTAAAGCATTAGCTTGCTCAGGAGCAGCTGGTGCTGGTTTTTTATTCTGAGCCTTACTACCTTTCGTTGGTTTTTTAGCGGCCATTAATATTATTTATTATCTCGCTCAGCGGATGCTACAAAGTCATAAAACTCTTTACGAGTTTGTGGTTCGTTCATAAAATCCCCTGATAACTTAGAAGTAATCATAGCACAACCGTGATGCTTTACACCGCGATGACATGCACAAGTATGGGTACATTTAAGAATAACCGCTACACCTTGATTACCGGTACAGAGTTGATCAATAGCTTTATGAATCTGTACTGTTAGTCCTTCCTGGATTTGAGGACGACGAGCATAATGCTCTACAATACGATTAAGCTTAGATAAGCCAATTACTTGGCCGTTCTTATCAGGAATATAAGCTACGTGTGCAACACCAGTAAAAGATAAGTGGTGATGGGAACACATAGACACTACAGGTATATTCATCTGACTAACAATACCATCATAACCGTCTGATGGGAATGTAGTAATCTTAGGTGGGCCTTCATAACAGCCTTTAATAAGGTCACATACATAAGCTTTAGCTACACGGCGAGGTGTATCAGCACTATTGACGTCATTACGCCAATCAATGCGTAGTGCATCAAGAAACGATGAATATGCTTCTGCTGCTTTATCAATAATTGCTTTCCTATCTTCTTCTGTAGTAATCATACTACTATTAGCTGTAGGAAGTGTTGGGTGTTTAACTTCGTTCATATTAAAAGATTTTACGGACTTAAACTGTTCGCCCGTTGTATAACTCTGATTTGTTGTTGATTCCATATTTTACTAAATAGCTTATTATAACCTCAATTGAGTCAGTTTTCAACTTAAAACGTTCAGGAATAAATTGTCCACCATCATATAGTTCAAAAAAGGTTTCATTAAAAAGTTCTTTGTGGTTTACATAACATGTACATATTACAGACGCATTACCCGGGTCAATCATGACAGTCCATGAACGAGGATCAGCTTCACTATATTCATCAAATAGCTTATAGACTACATAACCTGAGTCTTTAAGTCTTTTAATGAAATAACTTTGTGTTGTTATCTTATTAGCCATTATTTTACTAAACCTGATATAATAAAGGTAAAATCAGTTTCTTCTGTAGGCTTGACAAAGAAAGACATAACCTTAAACTTAAGATTAATACCTACACGCGCTCTATCAAATTTTACACCAGTAAGAATACGAAATATATCAAGATTAAAAGGAATGGTCTGGTTAAACGGCTGTCCTTCTACAGATTCAGCTACTTTTAAGCTAATATTGTCTGTATTAGATTTTTCCTTATCACCTAACTCACAGTATACCCCATCAGGTAAACCATAAAGGTAAATCTTGTTAGTATCTGTAGTAAAAGAACTTGCTTTAAGAATTTCTTGTAGTTTCTTAATATCTATATCAAAAAAGGTGTCGCTTGTGAGCGCTTCAATCTTCTCTCTCTTTAACGTAACCTTAGGTACTACTGAATCGTCTAAAAAATGATACTTAAACTGTAGTTTATCGGTTTTATAATAAAGATGATTAGACTCTATTTTAAATACAAGTTCATCTTCATCAATACAGTCAATAACTCTTAAGAGCTTTTTAACATCTCCAATATTAAGAGTAATCTCTTGATCTACATCAAAAGACTTATTGTATTTAGCTAATAGAATAATACTCGTATCAGGCTTATTACAGACAGCATATAAGCCATCCTTATTGAGCTTAATAGACACAATATCTACAGCTTTACCAACAACACTTAAAAAATTGTCGGCAAAATCTTTCTTAACCAGCTTGAGTTCCATTTGTTATCTTCGGTTTTTTTTTATTATTGCTTGCTTCCAAGAACGTTAATATCTCTTGAGTCTTAACATTAATTTTAATCATTTTCTCTTCAAGTTCAAGTAACTTATTATGAATATCTTCATAATGAACCTTTTTATTTAAATCAAACTCTAATTGATTAGGATCAGAGTATGGTTGTTCAGCTACTGGTGCTGGTTGTGGTGCTGGCTGAATAAAAAGCTGAGGCTCTGGTTGCTGAATTGGTTGAGGCACAGGCGGTACATATGCCTGTTGCGGTGGTCTTTGTTGATGTTGCTGCGGTGGTGCTTGCCTACCCGCAGCTTTCATGATATGAGAAGGCATGACCTTACTCATATCTACATCTGTTACTCTAAGACCGCCACCTACTTCGTGAGACTTCTGCTTGATACCATTAATATCATTTTGCAGTTGTTTAGCGAACATAGCCGCCAACACCAAAGACTCTCCATTTAATGAAGGGTCTGATGGTGGCACAAAAGGACCTGGTCTTTGTTGGTTTGCCATATTATAAGTCGTCTAAACCAGCGAGTAAGTCATTTACTTTACTATCATTAGTATCATTAGTACTATCAGATTCAACTACTGGCTTTGCAACTGGTTTAGTAGCTTTAGGTGCTGGAGTATACGGAACATCTTCTTCTTCTACTGGAGCAGCAACCGGTGCAGAATCTGCACTACCATAATAGTGTTGATCAATAAATGCCTTAATCTCGTCGTTAGATTTACGTTCTACAAAAGTATTAAGATCATGAATGCTGTTATAAGTTTCTTGAATCTTGTCTTCGTCTAAACCTTCAATAGCTGCTGCATTTAAGAACTTAGAAGCTGTATAGGTTGGGTACTTTGGTGCACCTGGCTTATCAGATACTAACTCTACCTTAATACGTAAGTTACAACCTTCAGGGCTTAGATCAAAAATCTTAGCACCAAACTCTTCTGAGTCATCCCCATTGATAGCAGATTGAATAATCTTATCTAACTGCTTACCGTAGCGTAATACTTTAACAGTACCGTTGTTTTCTGGTTTCTTAGGGTCATTAACAACGTAAACGTTTACTAACCAGTTTTCTTTACGACGAAGATTAGCTTTAGCGCGTTCTTTCTCTTCATTACTGCCTTCCCGTTGAATCTTAAAATATAGTTCACTAATAGGACAACGATCTCCCCAAGTAGTAGGCGATGTAATGCTTGTATACTGGCCACTACCAATACTATTCCAACCGTGATGATAATAATGTAATATTGTTTCTTCTGGGTTCTTTATATTAGGTAGTAAACGTACAATATATGGTTTTTCACTCGGTTCTAACGAGAGAAGGTTACGATAAGCAGAGCTACCGCCTGATTTGTTCTTAGCTTTGTCTACAGCATTTTTAATGCTTTCAAACATGTTTGAGTTATAAGGTTTCATAATTTATATGATATAGTATGTTAGTATGTTATTGTCTTTTATCAAGTGAAAGTTGGTTTAAAGTATTAATTCTTTTTAATCCTTCCAAAATAATTTTTTTAGCTTTAGTTGAATTGTTAATCCGCATTTTAAATTTAACGATATCTGCATAGATGCTTTTTAAGTAAAGCTCTTTATCTTGTAACTGCAAGCTATCAAATATAAATTCAAAATTAGGTAGCATTAAAAGAACGTAAAGGTTAATGTGTTTGTTCCTGTAATCCTCTAAGCATCTCCAGGTATATCCCGTTTTAGCGTCACAGTACTGTTTTAATGTTGTTTTCTCGTTAACGCAAGTATTAGCCAGGTACTTTAACGATTCAAGAATATGTTTAATGTGGCCATCAGTGTCGGGTAATTCTTCGGCCCTCTGACTCTGTAAGAGAGAGTAACAGGCAATGGCTTTTTGCGTGAGGTAGAAGTTGAGCGGGAAGTGTTCTTCGTCTTTGTAG